GTCGGCCATAGACGGCGTCTCCCAACGCACCAGGTATTCGGTCACTCGTTTATTACCGGCCATATTATTCTCCCGCCTTCGCAGCCAGGACACGCACAGCGTCCGGACCTTGTGATATTCGCAACTCGATCAGAGAGGCCACGCTGTCGGTGATCTTTAAGTCACCGGAGCGCCACCGCTTCACCGTCGAGTAATTCTTTTTCAGTACACGAGCAGCACCGGCCAGGCCAGAGCGGCCGCACATACCGGCCAGCTTTTCCAGCCGTTCTTGGCGCATTCGTAACAGATGGGGACTCATTTGTCGGGTACTCCTGAGATTAAAAAATGGCCGAGAGCGTGCTGGCCCTGTATCGCCAGTCTGCCGGCTTCGGTTCGATGCCAGAGTGCGGCCAGGTCGGGTGCGTCGTCGGTGGCCTGCTTCCATTGCCATGCCGGGATCTTGATGCCCCCGACACGGACTTGCTCCGAATGATCCGGGACCTCCAGCGGTGTCCAAAATTGGACCGGTACCGGGTGCCACTCTCCGCCGGATGCGTCGCCATAATCTGGCGGTGCCATAGTGGACAGCGCCTCGATCATCTGCAGCGTGTCCGGACTATACCAGCCCTCCGGACGGTGATCGGTGGCCCAGTGCATGTGGTGTCTGTCGCACGCGATGATCATGCCGCCCTGGCTGCGTACACAGGCCATGTTCCCCTGGTATACAGACAACGGCTCCAGACCCTCGGCAGCCAGCGCCACCCATTGGGCAACGGTCCTCACTGGACACTCACCAGCTTACCCGTGGCGATCATACGGTCGACGACCTGCCGGGGTGTTCTTGGCTTACGATGGAAAAAGCGGCCCCACCAGCCAGGCTCCTGCCGCTTGGTAATCTGCACCCACTCCCGCAACGCCAGCGGGATCGACATGCCGAGAATCGGCTGGCCGACGGGCCTATACCGGACCAGAGCCTCCTCCCGGGCTTCGTGGACTGCTTTTAGTATGAACATGACTCCGATGGTACCCGCTACGTGTAACGGCAACGGTGCGCCGGCCAGACCGGACGAATACTGATACTGCAGTTTATCAATGCCGTCGGGCTCTAGTGCGTCAATGAGGCAGTACTGGGCCAGCAACTGGCGCGGAGAGATGTCGCCCTGACGGGGTACCGAGTACACGCTCAGGATACAGGGCAGCACACTTATGACGGTCGCCTCCAGGTTGAGGGACTCTGCTCGGCTGGTAATGCTTAATTTATTGAGTGACATATTTGTCTCCTGGGGTAAAAGGTTACTCGGCCACTTCGACCGGTTCAAAGTTAAAGGCCTCGTCGATGTACGCGTCCGACCAGTACGTCGAGAGAATCGTGGGGAAACGGTGGGCTTTCTGTATATCCGGGGTGGACACGCACCCGCTGGTCATTTGCAGTAATAAATAGACCGGTGGTTTTTGGGTGTCGTCTTGTAAGATCCACATATTCGGGCTCCTGATACTGGGTTACGAGATTGAGGCCAGATAACAGCCGAACAGGCCGGCAGTGACGTACTCCTCGATGCGCGCGATAATTCGGTCATTCGACGGGCTGTACGCCAGAATTTTGACGGCCTTTGCGGTGGCACAGCGCCCCGGTATCGCGCTAATTTCAGCAGCAACTTTTTCGTGAGCTTCCTGGGTAACAAACGCCATTATTATCTCGTTACTTCGGTACTTGGACATTGTTGATACTGCGTGCGCTGCTAAGTCGGCCATCGTTTTTAATTCCTGTGTGGTTTGCTTCAATACGAACTACTATAGGCGCGTTACGCGCCCATTGCAATAATTATCGATTGACTCAGGTCAAGAAAGGAGCCGGTAGTTATCCGGCTGTCGGTGGGGCTGGCGTGGGGAACGGGATTACTTTATTCGGTCCTTGTGCGGCGACGGCATCGTCGGTCAGCGCCAGGCCATGGAACCCTCGATCACGCTTGCCGCCTTTCTCTCGTCCCGGGGTGACCGGCAGGGGGCTGGATCGCAGGCCTTTGGATAGTGCCGTCTTGCTCATCGGTGAACGGATGCCCTCCAGCTGGGTCCAACGGATATAACCGGAGTACAGGGCCTCGATTGAGATCCAGGCGTCTGTCTCCACGACACAGAACGAGTCGATAAATTGACTGAGCGGGCTCATATCTTCGGACAGCATGTCGAGCTCGTCGCGGCCACTCTGGGCCTCGGTGAATACTCCGGAAGCACGCAACCGGATCAGGCCAGCCAGTGCCCATGTGGCGATCCCTTCAATCTCCATGGACAGCTTACGGGACAGCGTTCTGTCCTCGCGGCCCAGGAAGGTGAGAAAGAACGGGAAGACCAGCATGCGGGCAGCCAGTGCGCCGGACGGATCGATAAACGACGGCATGTCGTTGGCCGTCAGAATAATCCGGCTCGGCATGAGCATCGTTTTAGCGCCCTTGTACTTCCTGTCGAAGGAGATCGAGTCCTCGCCGATGATGGCTAGCAATTTACTGAGGACTTGCTGCCTCATGTGGGGGGTAACCGACCGGGCGTCTGGAATCATCGCCACCAGTTTGCTCGACATCAGGTCCAGGATGGGCGACTTGACCAGCTCCTCCAGCCCGGGGCCGCACATGTTGAACTCGCCGAGCAGCTGCTGGATGACCCGGGTAATGGTACCTTTACCGGCGCGGGGTTTTCCCACAAAGATGGCGCATTTCTGCTGAGTGGTGTCCGCAACCATAAGATACCCGAGCCACTCCTGCAGCTGATTATGTAAGTCCGGATCGTTTGGCCAGATGGATTCCAAAAACGCCAGCCAGGTCGGGCACTGGGCCGCTGGTTCGTGGGCGTAGTCGAGTCCGTTTAATTTGAATAATTCGGGGGTGTGCTCTTTCAGGGCCATCGATCCGTCTGAGAGGTCGATGATACCGTTCTCGAATATGGCGACGTCTGACGCATCGGTCCCATCCAGCCAGCTGCCATTCGGCACGACGGACCGGTGAGTCATCCGACGCAGGCTGTCAAAGATCCCCTTGATCTGATTCGGGGGGAGCCGGTGGTCTGCAAAGTACATGCCGATTTTGGCATCGATGTCCTCGTCGTCCAGGGCCTCCCAGATACGACCATCGAACCGGTAAAATGTTTTGTCCATGTGGAGCAGCCGGCTCTCCGGATAATTGACCAGCAGAAATATGCGGGCCTTATCCCAGGCGGGTGTCTTGTTGTCGATCATGAGCTCCAGGAAGGCGCCAGTCTCGTCAACTGTCTCGTATATTTTTTGGATACCCGTGTCCGGATCCGGTGGCTTGCGTTCCGAGTTTTTCTCCCAGCCGTCCAGGGGTGCAGGAAAATTGCCGCCCCATTTTTTCGCCACGGCCTCAGTAAAAACGGCCTCCGTTGTGCGGCACCCTGCAGCGTTCTGTGGGTACCGGTAGGCATTGCTCACCAACCGCTCGAATAAACCCAGCTCGCCGGTAGACACCCAAGGGGGCTGGCAGCGTGGATCGTAGACCGACTCCATCATCTCGGTTACTTTTTCAACCGTGAGACCCATGTCCCGGCCCATCGCAGCGACGGACATAACTGTCTGCTGAGCGTTTCCGGATCCATCGACGGCAACCGGTGCGGCTGTCTTCAAATAACCCTGGTATCTGGCGACCCGCTCGGGGGTGTCCTCCAGGCCGGCCTCGGTTTCCCGGATGTCGTGGCCCTTGCTCAGTCGCTCATACTCTTCCATCAAGCTGGCAGCAATGGGGAACGCTGCACGCGCCTCGGCTGCTGTGATTCTCGGGTACATCGTCGAGACGTCCAGCTCGTTGCGGTACTGCTGAGGGTTGGACGGGTCCTTGAAGTGCCAGGTACCCGGTACCCGCATGACACGGTCCAGGTTTATGATGCTTCGGTCGGTACCTGCAGAGAACGCGATCCGGCGCTGCAGTTCCCCAAATTCTGACAGCGCGATATTGTCGGCCAGCCAGTAGGCGTGCCCCTGAATTGGGCTACGACGGTTTATCAAATGTGGCTGGACTGTCCAGATCGGCTCGATCGTTCCGTCCCAGTCTGCAAAAATTGCCCGGATCCCGGTAATATTCTCCAGCTTACGGCCTCGGCCATCGGTCCGGTTAATGGTGATAAATACGCCGAACTGTTTCGCCTGTGCGTCCTGGATAGACGGCCATGCAGTCGCCAGGTCCGCCGTAAAGGTCGGATTGCCCTGGTACTTTTTGTCAGGGTCATAGATGTACTGCCACGCCACCGGGGTCTGTACGTTACCGGTCAGCGAGGTAATAAAATTCGCTATCTGATTATAATCTGGGAGCACGTCGCACCTCTATTTTGTGGGTGCTAGTTGCTCGGCTCGCTCCAGCCGGATGTTATCGATCACACCGGACTCGTCTGGCCATTGCCCTGATTTATAGGCGGTGTAGGCCAATACGGTTCGAGGTGTCCAGCCAGTCCACTTCGAGACGTTAGTGAGCCCGTGGTCCTCGATTAACTTGTCGAGGCGCTTCTGACGCTCCTCCCATTTTGCTGGACGTAAACGTATGCTCATTGGTTTAGCCTCTTGAAAAAGTTTGTTATTAATTGATCTATGTCACTTTCTGTACGAATAAATCCACCGAAGCCGCCCATGTCGAGCAGCCTCTGGATCCATTTATTCTGACCGAATGCCCTCGACTTGGGATTTTTTAGATCCCTTTCGAGCGGAGAGCCTTCTGCTTTCATTTCCAGACCGCCCATAATACAGACCACCTTGCCCACCATCTGGGCGGTGATCTCGATGGGCATCGCCACGATATAATCGGGACTCGGTTCGTCCTGGTTCATCCGTTCGCTGCCCTTGCCGGGGTACCGGATCCCGTAGCGTACCACACGGCCCGTCTGGTCGGTCATCGCACCATTGTTGTTCCGGTAAAAGCGGAGCCGGAGCTCCGACCCGTGGAGGATCGAATCTCTGGACACTTGGTTCTCACTACGGCCCACGCTACTGGCCGGGCATTCGTGGCTGGCCAGGCATCGGCTCGTACTGCTGAGCCTGTGGCTGCTGCACTGGGTCCACACCAGGAGTCTGCGGCTGGGTGAAGTTGGTCGATGGCATTTGCGGCTGCTGCTGAGGCGTCTGAGCTGGCTGCTGCTGCTGCTGAGGCGTCTGAGCTGGCTGCTGCTGCTGAGGCGTCTGAGCTGGCTGCTGTTGCGGCTGCATTTGCGGCTGCATTTGCGGCTGCATTTGCGGCTGCATTTGCTGAGGCTGCATTTGCTGCGGCTGCTGGGCAGGCTGTTGCTGAGGCTGCATTTGCTGCGGCTGCTGGGCAGGCTGTTGCTGCGGCTGCATTTGCTGAGGCGTCTGAGCTGGCTGCATTTGCTGAGGCGTCTGAGCTGGCGGCTGTTGGTACTGCTGCGGCTGCTGCGGCTGCATGCCGGCCATTCCGCCAGTCCCCTGGGCGTTAGCTCCGACGACGTTGATATTCGCAAACGATGTCGTCGTCGATGCAAGGTGACCGCCACCAGAGGACAGCGGATTGTCTTCGTAGCACTTCATTACATTATTAAGGTACACCGCACAAACCCGGCGGTTACCGGTCTTTGAGGTGTACGCTGCCACTCGGATCTCACAGACCGCCCAGCAGCCGGCATAAATATCCGCTGGCGGACAAGGCGTCCCCGGAGTGGGCAGTGCAACGGCCGTACCTGGGCGATATGCGCCTGCGGAATCACTCGGGTCCGAGTCATCCTCCGCCGCACGCTTAGCACTCAGTAACCAGTAGCCCGCCTTTCGGTCGTTGACTTTCATCAAATTGGTCTGGGTGTCCAACTCCATCGCGTCGCCGTCCATAATTTTTGTCGGGAACTGGACGCCCGCCTGGCCATCTCTGACGGTGGCATACGGCACGCCGAACTCCTGCTGGCAGACCTGGTCCAGCGCCTGCAGGATAGGACCGCAACCGTCTGACTGCTGGCCACTGATCGGGTTTATGCTCGTTTTAGGGAAGCCCATGAACACGCCATACTTGTGGCGCCCGGCCTCGCCGTTCTCAGGAGGTCGGGGCTTTACCAGGTTGGTAAAGATCATTCGAGCCGGTTCGGTGTAAAGGATTATCTCTGCCATTTCATTCTCCAATAATTGCAGGCGGCGCAACATTAACGCCGTTGAACATGTTCTCGTGTTTAGGAGCCACAGCTGGACGCTTGTCACCCATCGGGGCGATAGTGAGTCCAGGAGCTGGGCGGGTGTATAATTTAGCTACCAAGGGGGCCACTTTTTTGCCGGCTTTTTTCTTGGCTTCGGTCAGGCTGATCGGTGCAACCGGTTTTTTAAATATCTCCGGATCCAGTCCGTACAGAGCGACCACGTCGTACAGTCGCTCGGGGTTCTCACATTTAGCCCGGGGCGCACTCTCGACCAACTTCCAATTTTTTAACTCGATCCGACCGATAGACAGTAAGTGCCCGACGTGATCGTGGATCTGGTCCAGGTTGCGCTTTAACGTGGGGAGCTCGTCCATGATGACACAGAGCTCATCATCTGCCATCTCGTGCATCGGCCGCACTGATGCGGATAACTCAATCGTCCGCTGAATACGGGGACGACAGCGGTATGCGGCAAGGCAGTTGTAACAGTGCGGTCCCGCCACCAGATTAAACTCGGCACGGGAGGCCTCCACGATATAGTCGAGCCACATCTGCAGGTCTTCCACGGAATACGAGTGGTGCCTGACTGGGCCGTCTTTGTGCGGGATTCTAGGCTGGCAGATCGTCACGGCAACGCGGTCGATTTTATGGCCTGCAGCACAGGCCTCAATCCAGGCAGCTATCGCGCCGAGGATCAGTTGGGTGTCGGTGGCCACTTCGACCAGTCGACCCTTGCCGTGCTTGTAATCCCAGACGTTGAGCGTGGTACCGTGGAGAAAGGAGACGTCGATCACGACGACAGTCCTCTCGCCGATGTAGTCCAGCGGGATCCGCTTCTCTACGGCGAGCACGCAGTCCGCAGCTTGCTCTCGTACTGAGTTGAGGTACAGCTGCACGGCCTCGGCCATGTCCGCGTCGACAATAAAGTCGACCAGTTTACCCTCGCATTTTTGGGGATACACAGACCCCAGTCGGTCGAAGGCATTGCGCCCATCAAGCAGGCACTCCTCCGCCAACTTGTGCGCAGCTCGGCCCTCAGCAGCTTCCCGCCGGGTGACGCTAGTCTCGCCGATGGACATCTCCGGAGAGCCGTGACAAGTTAGCCACTGATCCGAGGAAGACGCCCCACGCTCGCCGCGATTGCTCACGCCGGCTGTCCTGCGTTCTGGCCCATCGGATGGCCATAATTGAACTGGTTGAAGAAACAAGCGTACAACGTGGCGAAGTATTTCGGATCGGCGTCAGTAATGAACGTTTGACCGGCGTACTTTAAAACGATGTGATCGACGGTCGGCTTGCCGTCTTTGTCATACACCGCCAGCATACACTCGTTAAGCTGGTCGACCGTCAAGGCTTTCGCGTCCAAGTGAGGCCCGGCTATCGTCATAAAGGCTGGGGTCTCAGATGTACCGGGTGCCAGGTCTTGCCCGGGCATTGAGGGCAGCGAGTTCGCTGGCTGTTGCGCTTGCCCAGGACCAGCAGGACTCGTCTGGATGGCTGTACCAGCAGTGGCAGGCTGCTCGGCTGTTTGGATACCGCCGGCGGCGTTTGGGGCCTGTCCAGCAGTACCCGCCACCATCGCATCAATCTCGGCCTCTACCGTAGCGACCAGAGCCATGTCGATGCCGCGAATGTACGCCCACTCACCGTTCCGGACTTTGCCCTCTAAAAAGCGATGGCCACTGCCGTGGATCCGTTTATCCCAGGGCCGGTTCTTAGCGTCTAGCGTTGCATCGCCGGCCAGCGTGGCCGCCGGTTGTTGGCCTGCTGGCTGCTGCACGGTGGTAGTCTGCGGCTGTTGGAACCGATCAGGCTTATCCGGTTGCACGGTATTGGCAGGGGTGATCGGTTGCTCTACTGGGACCAGGTTAATGCCGACCTCGGGACTGTGCTGCGGGCCGCCAGCTATTGGCCCGGCGGTCTCCAGCGTTGCGGTAATAAATTCCCCCGTGACGCTGCCCGTCTTGCTGGCAAGGGTCTCGTGTGCAATAACGAAGCGCTCTAATAGCGCCAGGATTTTCTCTAACATGATTTTTCTCCAATTAAAATTGTCTGTTTCATCTGTTGACGGGGATAGAGACTAGCCCAGAATATTTTTATTTGCAAACCGTTTGCAAAAGTATTTTTATTCGACTAGAGTCTGGCCACGTTAACATAAATTTAATAGGTGAAACGATGAGCGATATCTTTGACGACCTGATAAAAAAGACCGAGGAGCTGGCTCGGACGGCATCCGAATTAAAAGCCCGATTTAGTAGAAAGCCGAGCGGGATGATCGCCGAGATATCAGCCAGGGGCACGCTCCTCGACGCGCTGGACAGAGGCCGGAAGACTGCACCGACTGACGACATCCTCTCATCGGGGGATCGGGTGTTGACCAAGTTGGCTTTTTTCCAGGATGGAAGGGTCACCGCTTCTATGGACGGGGCAGGGATCGAGTGCTCTACAGCGGTAGATATGTGCGAGGCCCTCGGCCTGGATGTTTAATCTCCGCCTACGGCCAGACCAGAGCGCGTTTAATGCCCGGATCGAGTCGTCCTGGGCTGCGGGTAACCAGAACGTGCTCGGGGTATTCCCGACCGGCGGAGGTAAAACTATTGTAAAGGCCCACCGGGCTGCCCTGAATTTTTCACGGGGTAAAAAGTATCTGGCCGTCGCCCACCGGGATGTCCTGCTGTCACAGATAAGCCTGTCGATGGCCAAAATGGGCGTCTATCACACGTTTATTGCTAGCCGGGCGACGATCCGATTCGCCACCGATTTACATGTCGCTGAGCTGGGTCAGTCGTATTTCAGGGAGTCGGCCTCGATCTGTGTCGCCTCAGTTGGCAGCCTGACGCATAAGAAGAAACGCACCGCTGCCGAGTTTATCTGCGCACTGGTGGACGAGTGGAACATCGACGAGGCCCACCACGTAACGAAGGGCAGCATGTGGGCTCTGGTCGCCGATATGTGCCATAACGCCAGAGGTCTGGGTGTGACCGCGACACCGTGCCGCTCAGATGGCAAAGGCCTGGGCCGGAAGTACGACGGGGTATTCGATGACTTGATCGTCGGTGCGAGCATGACCGACCTCATCGAAGCCGGTAACCTGACCCCGTTCCGGGTATTCGCGCCACAGCATGCCGACCTCAATGCCGAGCTGCGTACCTTCAAGACCACCAAGTCCGGGGACTGGGGCAAAGACGACTCAGCCCACGCCGTAGACAAACCGCACATTACCGGATCCGCTGTCGACCACTACAAACGGATTACTCCCGGAGAGCGGGCGATCACGTTCGGCGTCACGATTGCCCACTGTCAACGGGTGGCGGATCAGTTCAACGCGGCGGGTATACCCAGTAAAATGCTCTCAGCTAATCACTCCGACCGAGAGCGGCATGGCACGCTCACCGAATTTAAAGAGGGCCGGATCCTCAATCTGGTCAACTGCGATTTATTCGGCGAAGGATTCGACCTGCCGGCCGTCGTGGTGGGTATCATGCTCCGCCCGACTCAGTCATACGGGCTGTACCTGCAGCAGTTTGGCCGGACCATGCGGCCATTCCCGGAAGCGGGCAAGACACACGGCATCGTTATCGACCACGTTGGAAACTACCGACGACACGGCCGGCCAGACAGGCCACCGATCTGGTCACTCGATGGCAGCTACACCGGAGGCGGTTCGGAGGAAGCCTGGGAGGACCGGATCTGTCCGATGCCCCTGTGCGGGCTGACGTACACCCCAAAATTAAAGACCCGGCCGGTCTGCCCGTTCTGTGGACACGCCGAGACATTATCCGAGCGAGCATCTGCGACCAAGGATCTGCAGGAAAAAGATGGCTATTTGGTTGAGCAGGAGCTGGACGACTTTGAGGATGTCCGGACACGGTTGAAAGAACTCGCCACCCCGATCAGTACGCTGCGTAACCGGATAAACTTCGCAGCCGGTGGCGCTGCTGCCAACCGACAGGTCAATGACAGGGTCAGGCTGCTGCAGGCGCTGGCGATCCTCACAAAAGAGGTCCAGCGCTGGTGCGAGATCGTGCAGTTACAGACCGGCTGGTCAGCGGACCTGGTGCAGAGAGAATTTTCTGTGGTGTTTGGCGTCCACCCTGTCCGGGCTCAGGTATTGCCCGAACGAAAGGCGCTAGAATTAACCGACCGATTGCGGTCAGATAAATTCAAAATAGAGAGGTTACATATATGAAAACGTCGATCAAGCTGTCCACGTACGAGATTAATAACAACCGCACGCGAGTCCAGCACGCGGAGAATATAATCCGGAGGCTTCCCGTAGATCACGACGGGCGGAATGGCTGGCTCCTCAATTACGGGGTTAGCCAGGAAGCAGCAGAGATCCGGAGCAGGCATTGCCACGGCCCTGTGAAGTGGGACCCGGCGACCGACAGCGCCGAGACGAGGGGCACTCCAATCGAACGGGCCAACCACATACCCCCCGCCCCCATCCCGAGGCCGGCCAGAAAATTCGACCCAATGGACGAGTTAGTCAACCGGTTCCCAAACCAGCCCGAGTTCCAGACGCCGGAGCAGGACGCGCATGCGTTTAAAATTGTCCTCTTTAAAATGTTCCTTGGGCTCGGTGCGGCCGTGTCGTTCGCAATCTGGGCCTGGGTCTGGAGTCACTAGGATGAACATGCCCGCGCTGTGGCTCGACAACTGGATCGCCGAAGGCCTCCGGGATATTCAGAACCAGACGATCTGGGGCACGGAGGGGCGACCGGTCACGACCATCGACGTGGAGACTCGCAGCCTGGCCGAGCTAAAAGTCTGCGGGAGCTGGATGTATTCTCGCCACCCATCGACCGACGTCCTGGTCATGAGCTACAACGTCGGCAGCATCCCGGGCAACACAAAGCGGATTTACTTCCCGGTACCCTGCGAGTATGACGAGATCTACACGCTATACCCGTCGACCCAGATCCCGCCGGAATTGCTGGCAGCTATACAGGCCGGACATTTAATCGAGGCCCACAACGCCAGCTTTGAGATCGTCGCCTGGCACAATATTTTCGGACCCCGATACGGCTGGCCGGCTATCCCGCTGAGGCAGTGGCGCTGCAGCATGGCCAAGGCGGCACACGCGGCACTCCCTCTCGGCCTGGACATGCTGACAAATAAAGCACTGCCGGGTCTCCGGATTACCAAAGACAAAGCCGGGCATAATCTAATGCTCCGGATGTGCAAGCCCCAAAAGAAACCGACCGCAAAATATCCCGGTACCTGGATCGACAGCGTACAAGACCGCCTGCATCTCGGCGATTATTGTGACAAGGACGTCGAGTCCGAGATGGCCGCCAGTCACGCCCTTCCGGATCTCCCCTGGTTCGAGTGGATCGTCTGGGCGTTGGACATGGTCATCAATCTGCGAGGCGCCCCTATCGATGCGGCCAGTGCAGCAGCATTCACCTCGGTAGCCAAAGAGGCCGCCGTGATCACCAGCCAGCGGGCCATCTCCCTGACTGGCGGGTACGTCGAGAGCGCAGACAAGACGGAAAAGATTAAAGAGTGGCTCGCCACCGTGGGGGTCCACACAGCATCAATAGCAGCCGAGGCCGTCACTGAGCTATTATCCGACAAAAATCTGCCCGCCGTTGCTCGTGAGATGCTGGAGATCCGACAGGGGGGCGCACTCAAATCGATTGAGAAGTGCGGCACCCTGCTGGCCTATGCTGACGTCGACGGAATGGTTCGCGGGTTGTTCCAGTACCACGGAGCAGCGACGGGCCGGTTCGCAGGGCGTGGACCACAGCCCCAGAATTTACCAAAAGGAAATTTTAAGGAGCACCAGATCGATGTCTGGCCGGCGATGGTCATGCGGACAGCACGAGTCGGCGGACTGCAGGCATTGAAACTGCTCTCACCTAGGCCCCTGGACCTGGTCAAATCGTCCGCTCGTGGGCTGTTTGCTGCACCGCCGGGGTTTCGCTTCCTCGTATCGGACTATAACTCGGTGGAGGCTCGTGGGCTGTCCTGGCTGGCCCATTCCATCAAACGAATTAATGTATTCTTAACCCACGGCCGGATCTATGCACTCAACGCGGCCGACATATTTGGCAAAACCCTGGATGAGATCGACGAGAAAGGTCTGGAGCGGGCCATCGGTAAGGTCTGCGAGCTGGCTTTCGGATACGCCGGCGGCGTCGGTGCCTGGATGAATTTCGGCAGCAAGGTGGATCTGTCCGAGGGTGTGTCCGAGCAGGATCTCGTCTGGACCTGGAACAATACACAGGACGAATTCTGGACAGACCGGGAGCTCCTGGAGGCCGGCGATGTGCGCGGCCACTACAACCGGTACAAGGCCAACGAGATCAAAAACCAGTGGCGAGAAAATAATCCGGAAATTGCGGACAAAAAGACAGGCCTCTGGGCAATCTACGAACGGGCGGCCGTGAATGCCGTCCATACTGGCCAGCCTCAATTCGCCGGCCGGGTGTGGTGGTTCATGGAGGGCGACTGGTTAAAAGCTCGCCTGCCCTCCGGACGGGATCTACACTATTACAAGCCTTGGGTAAACGACGAGCCGGATCTCTTCGGACGCATAAAACCGGTGCTCCGATTCTGGGGCATGAAAATGCGCCCGGGGACGACTTCAAAGACCTGGACTGTCGTCGAGACCCACGGCGGCAAGTTGGCCGAAAATATCAACCAGGCTATCTGTCGGGACATCATGACCGGCAACATGCCAGCAGTCGAAGCAGCCGGTTATCCGGTTGTACTGCATATACACGACGAGCTCGTCGCTATGAGATTACTCGGCGAGGGTTCTATCACGGAGCTAGGCGACATTATGTGCCGCCAGCTATACTGGTCGGAAGGCTTGCCACTGGCTGCGGCTGGGTGGGAAGGCCCCCGGTACAAAAAAGACTGAGGAAAATATTATGGCTAGAAAGAGACCGACCGGCCCACGAGTAACCCGGGTGATCTGGCACACCCTACACGGGACTCGTGTCGAGATGTCCGGAGGCGGACCGATAGGCGTTACCGTTAAAGCGCTATGTCACAGCTGCACGGAGGACGAACTCACCGACATCGAGCTGAGGATCGCGGAGATCCGGTCGGAACTGTCTGGAGGTTCGGTCGCATGATCGAGACCTGCGTGCCCTCGTTCGCCTGTGACACCGTCACGCTGCCCGGGTGGGTGTTCCTGTCTTGGGTAATAATAACAGCCGTGCTACTGTATGCGGCAAACTTGAATGACTAACCGGACTTGCATGGGGGACTCGCTAACCTGACCGACGCGGCAACCGTCGGACCCATCTTTGCAGTGTGGACGCGTTCTTGCTCCCCGGGTTCTTTCATCTGGAGCGCAGTCTGGCAAGCTAGGGCGAGTGGTAACAGGATTTCTAGTAAACTGCGAAGAGTTGCACGGCTGGCCCACGCTACGGGCTTAATTCTTACCCAATAATGTGGCGAATCCATTCGGCCAATTTAGAAACGGCCCAGGCAGCAGCGCCGCCGATCACACCCCATTTGATCAACCAGAGACTAAGCTTCTGTAACCCGGTTAAGAACCGAACGATTGCTCTGCCGTCATGGTATGCCTTGAACAGTCCAGCCGCGTCTCTCATGACCGCACTATTCTCCTCGACAATTTCCCGGAGGTTCGCCTGGTCACGTTCCATGCGGATGGCCCACTTCTGCAGGTCCTTGATGCCTTCCTTGATTTCACCATCGCACATACGACACACCCCTGGTAAACCGGTTTAGTTTTCTTTCGGTAGTGATTTTAGCTTAGACCCCATCGATGAGCCAAAGAAAAAACCGACGACGCTCTGGCGTTCACTCAGGAGCTTGCCCGAGACGAGTCCGATCAGATTCGAGATAACCGCAATCACGGCCCCGGTGACATCCATCGTCTCAGCGATAAATACTGCGGCCACGTTCATGGCAGCCAGCGAGAATACGACGGGGAGATTCCAGACCATAATGGACTGCGCTACCTTGTCGGCTTGCTCGTTGTGGATTTTGTAGGCACCCCGGGCGTCCTTTCGATCTTCGGCCTCCAGCTGCTCAGCCACGTGACTGTCAGCCATAACGGCCGTCTGGAATTTGTACGCCAGTTCGGGGTCCTGGGAGATCGCCTGGACTGCTGCGTCGCCTTTCTGGCCAGTGAGTGCCTCGGCGATTCCAGAGATCTTGTCGGCCATCTCGGTGGCTTGCTTGCCCCGTTTCGGATTTAACAACCCGATAAGCTGGGGCGCGAATTTTATGAGACCTAGTGCAGTGCTCAGCATACTGTGTGCTCCTATCTCATGACTCGGTTTTTAGCCCAGCCGTACATATACCGCTCGTCTTTCTCACGACGGCCCACCAAGTCGAGCATAAAGGCACCCTGCAGGCTGTTAAGCAGCTCGACCAGAACATCCTCGCCTTCTTTGCCTCGCTTGCCGACGTACGCCGTGGCAGCCGCCAGAGTCGCAGGACCGAAGTCGCCATCGATGACAACGTCCGGATAATGATCGCCCCGCATATTGAGCGCATTGAGAACCGTCTGCAGCCAGTTGGCCGCACGAGCAGGTCCGTGCAGTACGCCGGAGTCAAAGAGCTCGGCCATAATAGTCGGCGAGAGATCTGCCATCTCGTCGCCACCGACTGGATCCCAGTATCGGCCCTCGTAGACTTTAACCGCAACGGCCTTGGGCATCTTTGACATGTCACCCCGGTAGCCAGCAGCACGGGCCACGGCAACCGTGACGCCCATATTAGTAGCACCGCCGGAGTCGTCCGGGTCGTTGACGTAGCCGCCCTCGATTTTAATAATTTTGTCGATAAAATCAGATTTTTTCATGAACTATTCTCCAAGTGGTACGGACACGGTCAGCATAATCGCTGGCCCCATCTCGATACGAGTCAGGTGGTCGGTAATCCGCCAGTACGTGGCGAACATGGGGATCGCGTCAGTCTCGGAGCATACACCGGTCACCAGGACGCAGTCCCAAGAATACCCGGTCACGCCGCCAACCATGACGCCGATAGAATCATTAAACTCGAAACGCCGGGCTCCATAATACGACCGGACCTTGTAAGAATTAAAATACGTGCCTATCTCGTAGCGACCCAGCGACAGACCGATGAGCCGGTTATCCTCGTTTAGAAAGTCGACATTGACGTGGGTAGTGTACAGGCCGAGATTGAGCTCAGCAGTATGGGACAGGCTCGCCACCGTCAGGAGTATGGCCAGTAGCACGGGTCTCATTCCTTGCGTACACCTAGAGCGGCGATAGCTGCGTTAATCGCGGCCAGCTTGTCGACGGCGTACTTCTCGCCCCGCGTGGCGTTGCTCAGCAGCCGAAGCGTGATCTCGGACTCCAGTGCGATGACCTCGTCAGCAATGGACTGCGCCGTGATCCGGGCCTTTGCGGCTGTGGAGAGCGCTTTCGCTTTCGACACGTCAGTCGCTTCGATGTCGTCAGCGGTCAGGGTATATGGGACCAGCTCGCCGTTGACCTCGATGTCTGCGTCATAACCACCGACCGGGTTGTGCCTTAAATTATTAAATTCCCGCATTACTCTGTCCTCGTAAAATAGCCGAATGCTGTATCCGCGATAGACAGAGCAGCGACCTGTTTCCATGTCCCGGATGGGCTATTCCCCGACCCGGTAATCACGCCGGAAGTGTTAGCAAACGCAAATTGTAACGACGCGCCGCTGACTAGTGTAGAATTCGTAATCGAACCTCCAGATATGTTTTTCATCAGACGCAACGTGCCCATCCCGCCTAAGGTCTCTTGATCTAGAATTTCCTTGGTCCAGAGCTCAGTATTAATGATAGCCCCATCCCCTGCCTGACTGGTTATCCAGGCTCTTAGATTAGTTATAGCCGATACAGCACGGATAACTACAGCACCGAAATTGCCAGGGGATGTACTGCTCGCTAGAACAGCCCGATTGAACGCTTCGGGGTCTGGAGAGTTGCCAATCGCCGCGCCGATATCCTCAAAGAACCCACCGAAGTCAATCTCGTCGTAATCGGAGAGCGTAATCGCGTCACCAAGTAACCCAGCCGCACCAACGACCATTAAAGCGTTAACCGTCTGATCCGTCTTGCTAGTCTGCACAGCATTACCGGAGAATATAAGCCAATTGCCCGCCGCCAGATCCGTGGCGAAGACTCCGGACGTGTGAACCTTCGCTAGCCGGTAGGTCTGCGTCCCGATAACCACTAACACCTGGAAATCGTTGAACAGAGTCGTCGTAGTCCAAGTGACAATGTCCGAGAACCCGATCCGCTGTACTGCCTTGACCAGTGTCGGATAAACCGCACCAAGCCGGGAGACCAGGTCTTTCGCTTCCAGACTGTTGATAAACTCCGCAAAGGTTGCCTCGTCGGTGCTCGCGTTCTGGAGTTCTAGCAGGGTAATCGGGTCACTCATGGCGGCGCCACTCCGTCGAATTGATATAAGTCCGCATTATAGCGGATTAGCTCCAGGATTACACCCAGGCTGTCTGGCTGCTTGTTCATGATCAGATAGTCGTCTTGAATTAGCTGGTTCGCCGAGACTGCCGCTGGATAAATCAGGATACGCTCACCGATCTGCAACTCGTTGGCAACCTGCCTGGCGTTGTCCACCAGCAGCGTGATCGTCGCCGGCGCCGTGCTTGGGTCAATTGTAAATCGCCGGGAGTCCACCGGGTCAACATTGATCAAAATATTCTGGATGGATCCGTCGCCGGTGTGATCGAAAAAGAACTCCGCCGCCATCGTGCCGTCGACCTCAATTTTTTCCGAACAAACGAATACGTCGCCGGTGTCGATGAACTGGAGCTCCGTATCGTTCCGGAAAGCTGAGCCGCTACTGGCCAGCGGGGTGATCTCCATGCGGGTGTGATCGAACACCGTCAACCGGTCGCCAATCGACCAGAGGTTCGCCTCTCGGCTGGCCGTGATTCCCCGGCTGATACGCTGGGATATCATCTTTAAATACTCGTATCGGACACGACGCCAAGCCTGGTTAAAATTCCGGATTCCCGGGATCCGCATCCGCTTCAATCGGGTGGTGCTGGTCTCGGGGTACTCAATCGTCGCCATCTTGCCAGTCTCCGGATCGATGTACTCCAGGACAACACCATCGAAGGGGTCCGGCAAGGATAGCGTGATACTCTTGGCACCCGCGTCGAGCATATTCCGGCTGGTAATGTTGCCCACTTTGGAGCGCGTCTCGTCCCGGGTAAACCGGTAGCGGTTGCCCTCCTTCCACAGGGTCACCCTCGCCACTCGGCAGATCGTGGCGAGCTCCGAGTCGAGGGCCGCCTGCTTGTTGCTAAACGTGTAGCTGAAAAAACCGTCTTCCGGATCCGCCGCATTGATTGCATCCTGGATCGCGTACAATTCCTCAAAGTCGATATTGCTGACCGCTATCGGGCCGACGTTGACAGCGTGGTGCATAAATATGTCCGCAAAGTCCCTGGTAAATGCAGTCGCCCCGAACAGGCCGGTCCCCGAGTTAAAAAGCGGGATCTTGCGTTTAACTCGGCAATTGAAATTACCAGCACTTGAACGCCGTCCGCCACGGGTTGAGATCCGGGTCAATCTTATAATGTCCCCGCTGGCGTTGATATTATCAACAGTCCCGGTTTGATTCGTTTGGGTGACGAAGATCTGCGTTCTTCCGGCGGCTGAAACAAATTGGTCCGCAATGATGGCATCCGTAGCCACAAGGGCTGAAAAAGGTTGACCTAGGGCGGTTAGCTCCAACGCCAGTCTTCTTCCAGGTTGAGCGGCTGCGGATGAAACTGACATCAAGACCGTTAAAAATTGATTATTTACCGGCATCAAAAACACATCTGAAAAGCTAAAAATAGCAGCTCCAACTTTGTTGCCATCATCATCAATTTCAAAAATTTCCCTTGAAATGATGGCACTTTCTGAAATTCTGTCCGTCCTCCTTGTGTATCCCCTCGGGAAATTTAGAATTCCCCGCAACACTTCAGTGACCAATCCTGCCCCCGGATTTTCTAATTCAGGCCGTTTGAATGTGAATAATTTTGGTTCCGGTGAATTATTGGAAAATGTCAAATCAGCAAGATTGGCGCTGTTTGCTGTCTCAATGCCCCTGAAACCATCTTCTGAATACAGCCAGGCCTCCCCGCTGTTATAAGTTCCGGTCACTAATCCTGATCCATTCGTGTAATCTATCGTAATTTCAATACCGGTTTCGGATCTTGCCCTGGTGTCGATTGTCCAATTTAAAATATCAAAGGTCCCCGCCAACCCCACTTGGTCAGACCTCATTTGAAATGAGTCGCCAACGGAAACGGACACTGCAAAGATCATGTACAATCCTAGGCCATCAGAAGCACCCACCCCATATGATTGAAATCGTTTTATTGTTTGGTTGCCAGTATCAACAACCATATCATTGGGGTTAAATAAAAACATTCTTCCGAACAAATCACCCGTTGCCCCTTGGTCGATTAGTTCAATTTTTTCATTCAAGTCCCCTAATGTTGAAACCAACTGATTGTTCGTGCTGGCCTCCAATAACAGAACGGTTTCATCAGGACTCAAGAAAACATTACCAATTTTAAATCGGTCGTAATCTGCGTTGCCGTCAGTGGCATAAAATTGTTGAATCAACACTTGATCACCAAGATTGATTCCCGCCGGTTTGAATTCGTCAAACTCTGTGAACTCATCTGTATTGAATGTTGAAGCGGCGTCATCGGATACGTCCGGGAAGCTAATCACTTCCCCGTATATCTGGGGTATCTTTTCCCCTAGTCGGATCCGGTTGCGCTGCCCCCGTAGCTGGTTATTTGCCGATGACGCCACGCCGGCAGCCGACGAGTCGAGGTCCTCCAGGATATCGTCCAGCGCGTCCTCGATAATTTGCCCGACAATGTCCCCTACTATGAGGGATAGTAATAGGCCCAGGATGATCGTGCCCGGGTCTAGTCCCTGCGGATACAGTACCAGCCAGTACACGACGTCGGCGTCGATGGCCATCGTCTCAGTCAGCTCGATCTCGTTCTCGGGGAGTGGGCCGTCGGTGTATATTCTGGCATTGACGCCGGCGGGGAATCCGTCCGGGTACAATCGGAGCAGCTCGTCGACCAGCAGCAGGCCGTCGCCGATTTCGAGAATATCTGAGTGCGACGTCTTGGTCGGGTTATCGGCCAGCATTAATCGAGCCATTCGAGAAACTCCAATTTAGTAAACATCCGCGCCACGGTGGCGAGTCTGGTCAATACGACCGAGCCTGGCTTCCCAGGATTTCCGGGGGTGTGCAGGACCATCCCGTCGATCAAGAGTCCGACGTGTACCGCCTGGCCGCCCCGGTAGCACAGCACAACGCTGTTACCCGCCTGGGGTTGTTTGTCGGACCAGCGTCCGTCCGAGCGCCCCGTGTCGAACTCTGCGTCAATGCCATCCGGGAAAGCATAATCAACATTGATCAGACCGGTACACCCGGCACGCTTTAGACCTTCATGGACAGCGCCCCAGCAGTCATACGTATCCGGGCCAAAAGACCCCCGCTCCCACGGACAGCCGAGCATGTCCTCGATGTCGTTTATCGTTAATTTTTTAGGCACTGGATCCAACTCCTGGAAACTTCTCGACAGTGTATATCTCACCGGTCGCCCGGCGTTTATTGTTCGTCGTGGTGATTGTAATGGACGCCCCTGCTGTCGGGTCCAGTGTAATGCTCTCGCCGTACTGGGTGACCGGTGGGTCTATCGAGGGGCCGATGTCTGTCTCGGTGCCCTCGTATACCCGATAGATAAATTCGACCTCCGTCAAAAATTGCACAGCTGAGGCCTCCAGAGCGTCGACGATCTCGTTAATCTGTTTCAATGCCCGCAGGCCGAGTCTAACCGTCGAGACGCTATTATCGCCGCCGGTCTGAGCATCTGGCTCCTCGATCTCGAAAGTCGCCGCAGTGAATGAAACAGACGCCCCAGCATCGCGGGGGGCTCCTGATTCTAATCTAAAATCTTTGTTGACATCCTGGCCGGCGGAATAAATCCGAAGTGGCGCGGCCATGACGGGGTGGAATATTTCTAGCGTCTGGAGCTGGATCGACCCGTCTGGAGCTGACCTGTACAGCTTCTCTAATTTAGTTGAGGCGGCCATTATGCAATCCCCGCTAGGTCGACATTAACCAGCTGCTCCAGTGCGGCCAGAGTCGCCACTGGCTCGTCTCCGTTGGCGATGAGATCCAGATAACTGTCAGTGAATTCCTGAGTATCCCGGTAGACCCCTCGGACAGTCAGCACGACCGACACCAGATTGAAAGCGCCCTCTTTTGTCTTTGACGGGATGGACCCCATAAAGTTGGCCTCTTGGCTTCGTTGCTCTCCGGTGGTGTCTATGCCCACCGGTAACAGAATATTAAACCAGACCGTCCCGTTTTTTAGGTTGTTGAATTTCCACGCATCGAAGGCACGTAGCTGGGAGTTACTCATCCGCCAGGTGACGTTCCAGACGTCTGGCTGATCGTCGGTCCATTTTAAATTGACCGGGGGGCCTTTTACGGGGTTCGATTGCACCGACGCCGGTGTCGACTGCCTGGCCTGCGATGCCAGCAAGTGATCCGGCAGTCCGGTGGGGTAATTCTCTGTCGCCATTATCGTCTCCGTGAAAAACCGGCGGACTCCAATGCTTGGGCAGTGGGGCCCTGATTTGATGAGATAGATCTGTTAATTTTGGCCACTGCGGTGTCGACCGCTTGTTTAACGAATACCTTCATATTCGGACCGTCTTGCTGGGTCCCGGTAACTTGCAACGGTGGCCCGGCGTTGATAATGGTAACAGAAGCCGACCCAGTTCCGCCAGCTTCCAACTCGCGACCCGAGACGACCTTGCCGCCTTTGCCGCCGGGTAGTAAAAATTGCCGGCCACCTTGGACGAATAATTCCGGGTCGCCGTTCTCATTGACCGGGGTCAGCTGATTACCACCGACCGTTCCACCGGTCTGACGGCCTGCGCCGAATGACAGGCCGAGCACGATGCCCGCTGATATGCGGGACGTTGTCCGGAGCGCTTGGGCGGAGGTCAGTGCCGCGATAGGACCCGCACCGGCCGAGAATGCCGCCGCCTTAGCTGCTGCGACTTCACCCGCTGCAATGATCTGCTGCGCCTGGATCAAGGCCTGAGCGACTGCTATAGCTTTCTGAGCAGCGGTACCCTCGCCACCAGCTGCGACTATCAGGTTATTCATCTGACCCAGGAACCCGCTGAATACAGAGAGCTGCTGCGCCTGTAATGCCATCCGGTCGGCTGCGATTTTCTCGTCGATACGGGTCTGCAGTGCGGCCCGTTCCTCTGTTCCGAAAGTGGTTATCTGGGAGAGGGCCTCCTCATGTCGCTGGGCTTCGAGTTCGATCTGTGAATTTCTATCGCCCAATGATGCGAGGAACTCGGCGGACTGTCCTGCGATGTCCGGATCTCCAAAAGCCTGTGGCGCCAGAGGGTCGTCTGCTCCGCCGGCCCCAGCAAAGCGCCTGCCACCCGGGCCACGCACAGGGGTGACCGGTGTCGGCGCCGTGGTAAAGGCCAGACGGGCCTCCTGATTTGCGGCGCGTTCAACCTCTAAATTACGGGAGTTTGCGAATAACTTTCGCTCGACGGCGTCCGCTTCGTCCTCAATGATGTCTAACTTATTCTGAGCCTCCCGAGTCTCCTCTGCCTGGAGGTCGAGGACGCGCTGGGCTAATACCTCGGCGACTTTCATGGATTCGTTTTGCAATACCAGGAGGCGCTCGATTTCTCTATTGGCGGATATTTGGCCCATCGAGTTGGCCCCAGCCCGTCGGGCTTTCTCCAGACGGAGTTCCTCAGCTTGGATGATCTGCTTCTGGTGGATGATCTGGTCACGTAGGCCCTGCGTAATCTGGTCTTGTATGGCCAATCGACGGAGCGCTTCCACGGCGCCCGCTTTATCCAGCTGCGCATTACGGCGATTTATCTCGGCTAAATTATCCCGGAATTCTCCGAAAGCGTCGGCTAAAAACTTGGTAGCCCCGATTGAGTCGTCAAGCTGGGCAACAAAGACAGCCATCTCGTTCTTGGCGCCTTGGAACAGCTGGGCAAGGCTCTGAGGGATCTCTTTGAACTTCTCGGCGATCTCGTCGGTCTGGCCCAGGATAGCCTCGAATACGTCTTTACTCAGGACTTCCCCGGCAAGGACCATCTGGCGTAAGTCGCCCAGGGACTTGCCCAGGCCGATTGCGATTGCCTCCGCTATACGTGGCGTGTTTTCAATTATCGAGTTGAATTCTTCCGCTCGCAGAACGCCACCGGTTAATCCTTGGTTAAGCTGGCGCAGAGCATCCGACGTCTGCTGTGGTCCAGATCCGCCGATGACAGCCAGCTGGGTCAACGCCTCCGTAAAACCCAGGAGCTCGCTGTTAGTGGCTTTTATGTCGCTTTGAATTAATTTGAAACCTTCGAAGACTTGGGTTACCGCGCCGATACGCTGGCCGGCCCGAGTGGCTATCTGGGTAAGCCTGGCCATGTTATTGCCGGCCTGCACTGCGTTGTCGGAAATCACGGCGATCCGACGTTCCAGGACCTGCATCTCGTCGGCGATCATTATCACCTGGGCGACTGCACGCACCGAGAACGCGGCAGCAATGGCGCCACCTACTCGGGTGAACGCTTTCACCATGTTAGTGCTGGTCTTGTTGACGTCCCGATCCGCTTTTTTTAGTTCGGATCCGTCGACCTTGATGTCGATCAGCAAATCGCCGAGTTTTAATGCCATTTTGTTTCCATCTCCGCAACCCGGCCATACATATCATCGAGTTGCTCGTCGTTGAATTCGCCAGCCTGCTCGGGGGTCTTCCCGTGCTCTTTTAAGTAAGCATCGTATAGAACCTGGAAGTCAGGAACGCCACAATCCCAGAAGTCGAGATAATCGCCGCCCATAATAACCCAACTTTTGTGAAATTCCTCCACGAGCGACTCTGGGGCTGCAGCTGGCTGAACAGATCCCGGTGGCCGTTTTTCTCGTCGAGCTCTAACTTTTTTATGGAGCCTAATACCGTGACGTTGAGGATATGTGCGGCCAGAGTCACCGCTTCCATTAATCCAAAGCGGGCGATAATGTCCGCGCCGTGGGACTCTTCGTCGGCGGGTATATCCTGGCCTGTTGAATCCGTTGCACGATATACCGCGAGGTCGATCACTTCGGCCAGCTTGCTGATCCCGATAGTGCCTGAGTGCAGCGCCGCATCGGTCTCCGTGATATTTATGTCCGCATCTTCGAGACGGCGCATGTAACTGTACGTCGATTCGAACTCGTAAACGGCACCCCGCCCACGTCCCGGATCCCGGATTGTGGTCAGAAGATGGCCGCCTACGCGGCGACCTTTATCCCTGCTCACGAGTTAGGGGCTAGCGAGAATACCCCGATAGACAGCGCCGTTACTGAGGTATACTCCCAGGCAAAAGACTGCTTCTGAGAATACCCGATTGGCAAGGTAATGAACGCCTCGCCGGTAGTCGCCGCCACGACCACGGCGATGTCCCCGATATCCTGGGCGCCGTAGGGTGGAGCCTGTGCGTCGACTACGCCGGTGGGCGCCTTGATGGTGATCGTGGCCGGTGTCGCGTCGGTGTTCTTAACGTATAAGAACAGATTGTCAGATGCGTCAACGCTGTCACCCCCCGCAGCTGCGGAGGCTAGAACCGTTTTAGGGTCCAGGCCGATCTTTTTAATTGCATTTACTGTCAGCTTAGCCATAGAGGCCTCCTGTTATGCGGTCTGTACTGATAGGCTGGACTGGTTGTTCAGCGTCGCAGTAAACCCGGACTTGTCTGTGTGTGGAGCGGTTAGTTCAAAGTCGCTTATATTAAACACGCCCTCGATCCGCAGGGTTAAATTCGGGTCGACTGACTCCATTAGCACGCGCTCGCATCGGTTCCCCGTCGTGGCTAGCTTAATGAACTCCGATGTCCCGATGCGTTGCCGCCCGGTGATCGGCTCAACGCCGTTGCGTCGGTCGATGTTGCCCGAGATATTCATCGTCGCGGTAGCGAACCCCACGAACTCGGACTCGGCATAATCCCCGTCGGTGGACGAGCTCGTCGTCTCGGTAGTCGGGTTGTTGAAACTGACACCCCGGTCTACGACACCCCCGACAACGAGCCAAGCCGCCAGAGATTCACTCCAAATGGAGAAAATAAAGGCGCGACCCTTTACTGTATTTAATTGGCCTCCAGACATAATTGGCCTCCTGTCATTGGGCTGATTGTGGATTTCTCATTGTGACATAAGTCGCAGATATAATCTGTCGACTTTCCGAGTCGCGGCCAACCGTCTGCGGTAAGCTTAGCGGCTCAAAATCGATGTATTCAGTACCATTGATCGTGAACTGGTGGTCCTGAATTAAAAACTCGTGTATCCCTCTGGCTCGTGCATACGCTACGACGGAGCCGACATCGGGCTCGCCACGGGTTAGGACCTGGATCGTTGGCTGCTCGACTAGCGTGCGGTCTTCCTGGGGCAGTCCATCCAGGGCGGCGATCATTACTTGGCTATTAATATCGACGTCTCCTCCGGTGCCCCAGCCAAAAGAGAACAAATTGACGCCTTTAGTACCGAAGCCGGCCGCCTCTAAAAAGTCTACAATGTCGACCGCTGGGGAATTCAACGCCATTGGGCTGCGCTCCTAATGATCCGCATTATTTTACGGGCATTCCGTAAAGCAGGGCCTCTCAAAAAATTGGGTCCGGTACCGGGTTTTGTGAAATTATTCGACGCCGGCATTTCATGGACAAACGCTGCATAGTCACGGGTATACCCTACCCGGCCGACTACATCCTCGCCTCGCGTTTCGGCGTCACTGAAAGCATCCCCGACCAGAAGTCCAAACTCGTGCGGCGTCTCTTCCTGGGACTCACCCTGCACAAATTTAGTCGCCAGGTGCATGCCCGCCAGCGTCGCGATCTGGGTTCTCCGGCGATGCCGGTCAAGCGCGATTCTAATCTTTTTAAATCCGGTTATCTTCACGCTCATACCAGTACCCTCGTCAGGTCAAACATCGGATTCCTGCTCCGGGCTATCACTGGCCTGGACGGCCCTGTCGGAACCGTTGCACCGGTGTGCTCCTGAGCGATATCAATAACAACGCGAGCGCCCATCTGCAAATCAGTCTCTGTATAAAAGGCAAATTTGGACATGATCTCTCTACCGTTTCCGGTTTCTACTTTTTCCTGCACGTCACTGTGGCGAGCTGGCACGGTCACACCAGGGGCATATCGTACGCCGTCGCCGCCGTCGTTCCCGATCTGCTCCCAATACGTCAGGAACTCGTCCAGCGTCACGGGGTTCGTCATATCATCTGCACCACGCCGACTTGCTTGTCGAGCTCAGCAAGGCACCCATTAGACAGCGTATTCGCCACCACACCGAAGCTAGTGGACGATATACCGGACTGACCAGCAACCCAGCCCCGCTGGTAACTCTTCGAGCTGCCCTCAAACTTTTCCGTTAATGCTTCCGGATCAGTCACGCTAACAAAATGCGCGGCCAGGTATAGCTCGATTTGTTTGAGTTCCGCGTCACTGAGCCCCGACCCGCAAGCACTCGCGGCCAATTTATCTGTCAAGATATTCGCCGTAGTGATAAACGTGGTCAATGGCGTCAATTTTGTAGACTTGATCGCCCGGACTTCTGCCTCAGTAACGCGGGCCGCCATTAGCTTTGTCCTGGAGGATTAGGAACAGCGCTCAGCTTTTTGACTTCGCCGGCGAGTGTATCCCGCTCAGTGGTCAATTCCTTAAAGGTCACTTGCATTTCGCTGAGATCTTTTTCGGCGGCCAGCTTGGCAACAGTAGCAGCATCCAGGGCCTTGAAAGCGTCTTTCAACTCTTTCGCCATCGCGTCTAATTGAGCGCCCGCTCCGGAGGCTTCCTTTTCGTGATCGGCTTTGTTCCGGACTTTACCAACCAGGCCAGCAGCTTGGTCAGCGGTCAATTCGATCTCGTCGCCTGGCTTGACCTGCAACTCGATTGTTTTAGCTTTCAGACCGTTAGCGGCCCGATCCAGGCCGGGTTTAAGGACGATATAAGTCGTTGTCGTCTTTGAACCTGATTTCGTTTTAGACATAATAATAAACTCCTAAAAAGTGCAGCCGGGAACGATCCCCGACCGCGCTCATCATTACGGCGTCAGATGACGAATGCCCGTATTGCTATTAGAATCGACTTTGATCTGGTGGATCATTGCCGCGTAGGTGGTCCAGAACTGCGGAGACATCGGCGAGATCTTGTCGTGCGGTACCGCAGTCAACTGGGTAGCCACGGCCATCTCGATGGACCGATCAGTCATCTCAACAAGCACCACGTTTTTGCTGGCCAATTTCTCGGCAGGCTTAACATCGCGAACTTGCGGGATTTCTTTCATCCGGTCGATGTGCGAGTCCGATGGGAAGCCGACCCGGTAATCCTTGCTCAGGACATTCCAGAGATCATTCGCCACGTAAACCACGACAGTATCGTTTCCGACGCCGCCCTGGTCCGCCCACATGCTGCCAATCTCGTCGATCAGTTCGTCGACAATTTTGTCGTTATTGGCCAACAAGGTCCAGTCGGAGATCGTACCAGTACCGCGATCCGGATGAGTCGTATATCCGAAGATGGTATAGATCGTTCCATTGAACCGCACACCGATGTTGGCGTTACCGTTAAACAGCGTATTCTCTAACCGTTCGCTAACCTGACGACCAGACTCGCCCAAGCCGGACCCGCGCTTGTAATCGAATCCTTGCTGGCGCCAAGGGATGTCGAACGTGCTATGCGTAATCGGCAGCGGGACAAAGTCCTCGGTATACACCGTATTATTGTTGTCATAGCTGCCGGTCGACGGGTTCATCTCCTGCTCGGCTTCCTTGAACTCGTTGATATTCTCAAAGCCCACGATCTGCGTCGTGATCGACTCGTCGAATGTCAGACCTGCGTCCATGATGTCCTGGATGCCATTTAACTTACGTCGACGGACTTCCACCAGCTTGTCACGAATGACCATAAAGTCCTCGTGGCGAATGGTGCCGTCTGCGTTAGTAATCAGCGCCTGAGCGGCCATAGACGTGTCCGCCCGACCGATAACCTTGTCGTCGGCATTGACGATCAGGTATTTATCGAGGCCCGCCTCCATGAACTGGTTTTGATGGATTTCCATGTACTGCTCGCGCAGTTCGTTGGCCATCATGATTCGTGCAGCGTGCTGCGCACGGGATGCCCCGGTCATCGTGATGGGGGCCATTACTCTTTGCTTAGCCATAACTGGCCTCCTTATGCTACCCGGATGCGGATACGAACAATTGTACCGCCTCCGGAGTTGGCGACCGCTTCGTCAGCATAACCGACGAGAGCGTCCCGTTGGGCCGTATCAGTCGCGGCGTCTGCTACCGCTTTACGCAATGTACCGTCACCGGCAGATTCCAGCGGGTCGTTTTTCACGATATCCGGAGCTCCTGCAGCAACTCGCGCATTGACTTTCTGGCCACTGTGGGCGGTACCGAAAAGCACATCCTCGCCGGCGCCATAAGCGTCGTCGATTGTGCCACCAACTGCGATATTTTCGTCCGCAAACATTTTCGCCGCATTTACTGCAGCGGTGCCATGCTCCTGGACTGTTCCGGCAGACGTGAACTCGATGAGGTCACCCGGGACGATAGCCGTGGCGGCCGCTGATAGCGCCGCGCCGACGATTGGCTCGCCCAGGATACTGCCGATCAGGAAGATCTTTTGTACTGGTTGTGACATGCTAGCCTCCCCGGCTTATATGCTCGTGTCGACCGCAGGCTTCTGATCAGACGCAGGCGCGGCAGGCTTCTGACCATTGGTCACCTTTACCGCAACCTTGGTCCTTGTAGCCAGGGCGTGCAACTGAGTCAAATCAGCCAGAGATTTGTCCGCCAGGTTTTCCGCTGTGTACTCGGAATTCGTGACGATCTCGGCGATCAATTTGTCTCCATCTGCTTTCTGGGAATTTTGGAAGAGTTTGAAATCCTCCGCTGAATCCTTGAAAGCCTGTAAGCCGGTCAGGTCAACCCCGGCGGTATTCAAGACCTCTTTCGCTTCGTCGACAGTCGTTGCGCGCGACAACTCAGCCGCCAGGGTAGATTCATTCATCGCTTCTAAGCGAGTCTGATCTGCTGGCGAATAGCGCGAACTATTGGCGATTATAGCGAGGACAAGTTTAGTTATGTCCATTTCGTCCCCCTCTTGGGTGGTGGAGTTGACCACCGGCGTGCCGCTCTCCTGGCTCGCCACTGGCTCGAAAACTTGTTTGACGGTACCCTCCTCGGGCATCCCGACCAGAGAAACCTCGTCCTCTGGGCTGACTTCGTAGGCTTGGCGGAACGTCTTGTCCGATTGGCCCCGATGCTCTACGTCGAAGATCACCATCTGCGAATCGAGGAAAATATCCCGGATCCACGACCAGGCAGTGTCCGACATCGGCCGGACCAGATCGCTGAGTGCTTCGTGTAAATCCCTACTGGTGAGCTCGTTAGTAGCCACGGTCCCTGTGACACACTCCTCCATTACCCCTTTCGAGTTAAGGATGAGTTCGGTCCCGGCATGGGCGCCCGCTGCCTCTTCGTTGAGCAAGGTGGCGACGTGGTCGAATTCGAAGCCCCGACCCTCCCGGGTAAATTCTTTTCCAAAATCGTCTTTTCCCGACTTGTTCACCAGGATGTTAATATTCAGACCGGTGGAGACGCCGAGCTTCTCGCCCTCTAAAATACGGCGGACAGTTTCCCGTCCGTCTTCGGACTGGGCGGCGGTCTTTTCGTTGATGATGTAATCGACAAAGACGCGCTTTCCTTTCTTGCGTGGATTACGCAGGGAGGCGCCTATGTGATGGTTGTTGATCGCGATGGGGCTGGCTGCAGATAAACCAACTCCACCAGCAGACGGGTGCCCTGACGGGGCGAGCATCTCCTGCATCTGCATGAACGCATTGGTCACCTCGTTGTCCGGGTAATGGATACCGTTCATCGAGGTACCCCCGCGAATCGGCATCATAGTCGTCACGAGGTAGGACGCGCCGGCGATGTTCTCCCGGTGGAACTTCCCGGACGTCTTGGCGTTGATGATTGCTATCGGCATTGGATCGCCTCCTATAAATTAGTTGTAATTTTACGCACAAGCTGAGGAATTCGCAACGTAGCGCGCTACGCGCCTACTCTTCCAGCGCCAGCAGCTCGGTACGCTCGGCGGAAAATTTCTCCCGCTTCCTCTCTGTATCGGCTTCCGGTATGACCGGGATCACCGCACAGCGACAATTCCAGGGGCTGACACCGATCCGCCGGTTCGCTTCCTGGACGCTGGTGACTGTTCCGTGCCAGATAGCGTGCTGGTGGCGCACCCTGCCGTCTCTGGCGGTGATCCAGCGTTGTTTGATCTCAATGCCCGCAATCTCGCTGGCACGCGCTGAGGCGTTGTTACTGCCCCGCTGGAATGCCTGAATTGTCTCAGTCCGGGCGATCCGTTCCGCGTTGCTCTTACTGACACCGACCCGCTTGACGATCTGGCGAGTGAGCTCCCGGATTCCTTTACCATCCCGGACACCCTCGAACAATATCTGACGGACCTCGGCGGCCATTATGTCGGTCCATTTGTTTAGTGACTCGTATGACCGGGTGAACAAAAATTCCAAGGTATCTTGGTGAATCGGCGCGCCCAAGGCCCCAGCGGAGAAAGTACCCAGCGTAGGCCGAGCAGTAAAGTCCCCGGTGATCTGGGCAGCGACGGCCTGGTCGACGGCGGTGAGCTCCGGGCTGGCTCCCTGCGATATCAGGGCAGCCGTAGCACGCTCAACGCCTCTACGATACGAGTCGAGCTGGTGCTGCGCTTGCCAATTAGGTGGCGCCGTGGTACCCAGCAAGATCCTGTCGATACGAGTCTGCAGGAAAACCATATATGCACGCAGCTGAGCCGGGGATGCCGTGAACGGATCCTCAGCATTGAACGCCAGCGAGGCCGGATCATTCCGATCCAGGGTATCGATGCGTTTCAGCTCGGCGGTGATCTCTGCAGTGAATTCTCGCCACCGTTTGTTTATTTCCCGTCTCCAGCGCTTCTCGTCGCCTCTGGTCTTGGTGGGGTTCGTCGATAATGCCATGCTCAGAACTCCTCGGTCCAGTTGATCTGCTGGCTCACAGTGCCGTTGATCGCCGTCCCGTCCGACAGCTGGATAAACGAGATCTCCCCCGCCGGATATATGAAAAACCGCAGTATGTCTAAATTGACTGCCGTATCAAGCGCAGGCAGGACAACCAGGTCAGCGATCTCCGACTTCGACAGAGCCGCGCTAATCGTTGCATTGATGTCAGCCACCTCCATGACGCTGTTCGCAGTATTGGCATCGGTGTAGTCCGCGTCCAGGGCGGCAGCGAATACCGGGTCCTTTGATCGGAGTATCGCGGTCGGTACCGCCGCGATGACGGTATCCTTGTTGGCCGCAGAGATCGACCGCAGGATCTCGACTTTTGCCCGGACGTGGTTCGTTTTGCCCTGGAACGCCGTTTTTGATCGCAGTGTAAATAAATGTCTGTGGACGTTGAGTGTCTGGCTGGCCGAATAGTTGAGCGCAAAGTCAGCAAAGCCCCGATTACTCGCGTTGTCTTCCTCCTGGCCGCCCACCGACCCGGCTCTCCAGGAGCTCGTCTCGATGAAAGCGTCCCCGGTTCCGGCTGTCCGGATGCTCTCGCATACCATAGGGAGCGACGGGTTCTGCAGATGCGGCTCTGTGGCGATGTTCGTCTCGTCCTGCCAGTCGGCTACTATCCAGCCTAACTCGAAGCCGCCGAACACCAGCCAGATTATAGGCGCGATGCCCAGCCAGCCGTACACCGGATAGAAAATGATACTTTTGTCCGCCTGCCAGTCAAACCCCGACGGGTTGCTATCCTCTCCGGAGCCGTCCAGGGTGTCGCCCTTGAAGCTGGCCCTCGGAGTGAAAATCGGCGGGTTGCCGCCTTCCTGAAACCACCGACCCAGGACGCCGTCTTTAGTCCCGAAGCAGATCCGGTCGTCCCCGTTGCCGATTCCGACCATCTGATTGACGCCGACATCGGCTCCCTCGAATCTCGCAGTAAACTGGCTGTAAGCCTCGTGCCCGGGCCGGTACCGGATCGCGTCTTTACTGAATACCGTCTGGCCTCCGATGCCCGCACCCGTGCCGACTCTCATCATGCTGTTTGCGTTAGACTCGAACCCGGTACCCGTGGGCGCCACGATTACGAGGTCGTTGTCCGAATTATTGTATTGAAATTGGACAGATATGTCGTCGCTACGGCTGGCTGTGACCAGCTCCCCGAAGATGGAAGCGAACGCCTGGCGGCCTACGATGTCAGTCAGTGCGTTGCCGAATTGGCCATTCTGTCCTCTTCTAAACGGTACCGGGTGAGTCATTAGTCGATCTCCTCCTGGTCAAAGATAGCACTCGGCAAACCGACCGCGATGCTGGCCTCTTTCAGATCGATGGTCTCTCCAGCTACATCCGACGCCGTCACCAGCTTAGAAATAGCACTGGCCCGAGTATCCGCGATCTTGGCCTCCTCAATAGCAGAGAGCGCCTCCTGGACCGGCCAGTCTACTCGTGGCGTGGTACCTAATTTGATGAGCCCCGCCTCTGCGAGGATGCTCAGCACGCCCGGGATGGCCTCACTGCCCAGCAGCCAGTCAGAACATTCTGTCCGCTGCCGGTCATCGATCACACTATTCCAGGCCAGCCGGTCCTCAGACCCTGCCAGCTGTCCGGCGCCTTTACCCAGCAGCCTGCGGATGGGCTGGCGAGTAATACCGGCCAGCTCCTCCATAATGGTGTCAAAGGAATCACGCGGGCTGGCAATCTCGACAGGTAGCTGATCGGCTTCCACACCCTGCAGGCGCATAACGTCTCGCCACCCATTGGAAAACTCGTCCGCTTCCTCCTGGAGGGCGGTCATCGCTTCGTCGTCCAGCTTGACTTTGTCCCGGGCTGTGAGGGTGAATACCCGGCGAGCATTTCGGAAAAAAGCCTCTCCTGATCCGCCCCTGACTTTGATCAAATCGATTAGGTTGTTCCAGGGTGCCTCCAGTGCTGAGCTGCCCTCGAAGTCGGAATCGAGCGAGTCCTCGGCCATGTGGACCACCCGGGACCAGTGAACCTTGACGGGTATCGTCGAGATCCGCTGCCGGCTGTTGCCCTGCATATCGGTCGTCCGTAGTTCGTACATCTTGGGCATTCCGTAACGCCGGGAGACGACATCGACGTCCCATTCGGAGATCGTGACCCCGTCCTCGTTGAATGGCATAAATGACACTTGGTCCAGATTGGACGCAGACCCCACAGGCTGATCGAGCTCCATGCCATCCGGAACCATAACCATGAGGACAGCGAACGAGCCGACCCGGTTCATAATGTCCGCCCGTTCCAACTTCCGCAGCATGCCGAGGTTTTCCAGGGCTTGCATCTCTTCGACCAAGATGGCCGTGTCGCCGTCTCGGATAGTAGGCCGGTCTCTCCAGCATGCCTTGGCTGGCGCGTCGACAATGTTTTTCGCAATACCGCCCCGCCGATACATGGCGAAGTAATTCCGGTATGCGAGATGCTCCCCGTATCCGAATAGCTCATTATAATCGCGCTTTCCATCGGGTGAGACGCCCTGCCCCCTGCTGCTGGTGAGACGGCGGATCGTGTGGGTGATCGCATTCATGAAAAAGCCCATCTGCTGGGTCTGCGAGTTGACGTCGATAATCTGTCGTTTAGGCTTGCGGAAAAATTCGAACATGTGGCCGCCTTGTGTGCGTTGTTTTGGTGAGTATACCACGGAGCGGAATATCCGCCACCACGAGGCCGGATCCGATACGGGAATCCCCGTTTCGACAGAAAGCCGATTTATGGCCAGCCAGTAGGCGCGCAGGTTTCGGGCTGTCTACCGTCCCCAGACACCTGCAGCGCTGTCGTCCTCAATCGGTGCCGTGGCGATGATCAGCGAGTCCACCCTGTTAGGCGATGCGATCCCGCGTTTCTTCATGCTATTGGGTCCTTGCTTGGGTTCACGCCTGACAAGGCCATGGCCATCCTGCACTCTGAGAGGCTGTGACATCTCGGTAACCAGCTCATCCATCTCCTCGACGGTGCTGCTGTCGATGCTGAATAGCTCGTCGAATGGGTACGTCTCCAGGCCTTCGATCATCCGGTACGTCTTCCGGCATCGATCACGGAGCAGCCACCAGGCCTGTGCGATGTTGTCGGCGAACATGTCCTCGTTGGCCTTGTCTTTGGCATACTCGGCATCTGGATTGACCACGCCGCCGCCCGCCGTCCATTTGAGGACGTCCGGCTTCAATTGGTTGCCGAGCCTCAGCTCGTTGGTCTTGCCCTTGATGCCAGCGCCGACGCCGTTCGATTCGTATCGGTACTCATCGGCCCCGACTTCGAGGCAATGATCCCAGGTCCACTGCGCTGACACGCTGGTGTCCTCACCGGCCCAGCTGACGCAATGGGTAGCGATGTTCCCGTGTACCGTGGTCCGCGCAGTACGGTCTCTGTCGATGCTGTCGTCTGCAGGATCCAAGCCGACCCGGATCAAGCCCGAAGCCGTCCATCCGAGTTTCTTGTGGGCATCGATACAAGCCCGCACCCACTTGGCCGGAATGAAGATCCCCGACACAGCGGCCGTATAATCACGGTCGACCTCCTGGGCGAAGATGTGCTCTAAGCCTTCCGAGACCGCCTTGTCCTTTCGTTTCTTGTACCAGGCGTCGTTCTTGGCCGGGTGATCTCGCCAGTCCATAATGAACACACGAGTCCCGCCGCCATGCCGGCGCTTGTAGAATAAGTTACCCGCACCATTGACCGAAGAGATATCGATGGGCACGTCGGTGTTGTCGCCCAGGGCTGCCTCGATGAGCTCAGGCCGGACGTAATGCGCTGACTCGTCCTTGAAATACATCGTTTTACGACCGCCCCGGCCAATATTGTCGCCGGCCTCCCCGGTGATCGTGGAGCCGTTGAGTGGATTGATGCACTTCATGTACACGAGGTGAGTCTTCTGGGTCAGCCCCTCGGGTACCAGATAGACGGGCATGTTCTTGATGATGATGCGGATCTTCTCAAATATGCTGTCCGGATCGCCCAGCTTGTCGACCAGCTGCTCTTTACGGCTGCCCCATCCAACTGAGCTGCCATCCTGGAACAACCACATCCAGACAGAGAATGCCGCACAGGCCCAAGTGGCGCCCATGTCGCGAGTCTTCTCAATCAACAGGGGTTCACGGGTCTGGACGCACAACCAGAGCTCGTCGATGAGGTCGTGCTGTCTTTGGAACATGACGAATGGCATTGTCGTGGGTCGATTGGTCCCGGCGTTCCTGGGGTCGTAGGTGACGCAGCAGTCAGTCACGAATCGGCCTGGCCGCTTACTGTAAAACCGGTATGCCGTCGCAACCGGGTCAGCGGTGGCCATAACGGCATCGTCAATCTGGGCACGGCGTGCGACTTCGGCGTGATAATCAGGAGGCCAGATCATGACTCGGGGAGCTCCGGTTCACCGGGATCCGGGACATCCGGTTCCAGTGCTTTCATGGCCGCGTCGGCTTCCTTGTCTGGCAGTAGGATGTCAGGCCGGGCAGCACCGCCACCCATGTGGATTTCTTGCACGTCCGGAGCATTATAGCCCTGTATGTCGGAAAGCTGTTTCATGGCCGACTGGGAGTCGTATATCTTGATAGAGATGCCGTCCTTGGTGTCCTTGATCTCACGGATGAGAGAGGCCTGCTCGTCGGTCATGTCTTCCAGGTCACCCACAAGCAGCCTGCGACCGAGTACCTGGCCGTCAGACGATGCGATGACCGATGTGCCAATGACGTCACGGATCCGCCCCCTGGCTAATACAGTGAGCCTCTGGGCCATCTCTTCCCGGGACATAATATCAGACTTGAACCCGGCAAATTTCTGGACCTTCCTGGACTCCTGCCGATACTTCTGGACCTTGGGTCGTCGGAATATGTCATACGATGCCGTGTGTGGATACTTGCCAGGCTTCCGCATAAGGTCCATGCAGGCTTTCAGATACGAGTCGGTCAGACCGCAGCCCTTGTCCTTATGGTGGAGGAGACGCTGCTCTAACTCTGTCAGCTTCTCATAGAGGGCATAAATTCTATCGACCTCTGCAGCCTTGTCGGCCTCCAATGTGCTCACGCCGGCCCCGCTCGCCATTTCCAAAATCCTGAAAGTTGTGTTGCTGGTGAGTGTACATCATATACAGACAGCCTGCCAACTGGGCTGCAGCAGCCGTCCTGGTAAGCCGGTTGAGACGGTACCCGGAGAGCTAGCAGGTTAGAAAGCCGGACAGATAAAGCCGAACGAGGAGCGCAGCCGTCCAGACTCGCCACAGATACCGGGGATAAGAGTGTGTCATCGATGCGGGGAAAGCGTGTCACTTGTGCTAAAAAGCCGCAAAGGTCAATTAAATCAAGGACTTAGGCGTATAATGTGCCGGTTTGTGCCGCTTTCTGAGGAAAAGTGACACGCTTGCAGGCCAATAAGCACGGGGGCTGTGGGGATAGTGTGTCACTTGGACCACTTTATTTCGAGAACTTTCTAATTCTCGCAGGTATATATCCTGTATACCGTCCTTAATACGGTATTCTATATTTATATATTACTTTTAAATAGTTTAGAAAATAAAGTGGTACAAGTGACACAGAATGCTCCCAGACTAGGGGGTTCGGGGCCTGCGGGCGTGTCACTTTTATTTAAAAAGCGGCACAAACCGGTACAAAGTGGTACAAGCACAACTTGGGGTTATAACGAGGCCGGCTTTATAACTTGAGGGACTATGCCGTGTACAGGAGGACGGACGAAGCCGGCTTGAGGTAGACGGCCAGAGCCGCCCTGTAGAGAACGGCAAACGGTGGCGGGGATATCAGGGAGCTAGACGGTAGGGTTAACGACGATAACAGCGCGGGGGTCAGGCTTACGGATCTCTAGGTATTGCTCGAACATCCACTGGGAACGCCCGCTTAATCGATCAGAATACTCCGGATTCGAGGGGACGTATTCAATATTGAGCGCGAATTTCTCTAGCTCGGCCAGGTCGATATTACTGATCGTTGCTGTGCCTGTGCAGCCGGTACCCTGCGGAGGACCGTCCGGACCCCAGAAAAAAGCCTCCTCGAAACTTGCGAGGGATTTCTGCCAGGCTGCGACCATTTCTTGGCGCACTTGTTCGGCCAGCTTGTCGTCCACCGGATTGACCGCCACAGCATCGGCCAGAGCCGTCCGGGCGAATGGGTTATTTATCTGCATATTGTTCCTCCAGAGCCGTCTCAGCGAGAGCAGTCCCACTGGCCGACATGTTTCGATGTGAAGTGCGCCGGCGATTCCAGTCACGGATCGCACGCCACTGCTGTTGGTAGGGACCCGACCATTCGTTACATCGGATACAGCCGGCGGTGATCCACCCCAGTGTCGTGAGAACGCGGGCATCGTTGCCGCAGCTGCAGGGGAGCGGTTTACGGTAAATTACTGCCATCGGGTGCCTCCGAGTCACAGAACCAGATCACCGGCGGACGCATCGGCCCGACGAACTCGTGCCAAAAATTGGCCAGTGCTTCGATGTCCTCCAGGATCGGATCCCGTTGCTGGACATGGAAACCGACCGATACACAGTCAGGGTACCCCGGAATCGGGTCGGATACGACGGCGACGCCGATGGGGCTCCACTCTCCTGTCTGGGGGTCCAGGATAGATATCTGCAGGTCTTGCCCGTTAATCGCCATCGGGTGCCCCCAGGGAGTCGAGCCACTCCTGCAGCTCATCAATGGATAAAACGATTTCCTCAGTAGACCCGCACTGATCGTCAAAGCTGATAACGCATCGCTCGGTCTGGAATCCGACGTGACGGATGCGCGCATCGCTTGGAAGGCTTCCGGCCAGAGCAACCAGCGCAGCCTCGTTGTCGTAAATTTTCTGGATAAACGGACTCAGCTGGCCGCAGATATCAGACAGATCCAGATCGCGAGGTGTGTGGCAGACCGGACAGGACATGCCAGAGAACCGAAGTCCGCAGGGCTCGTTCTTGCATCGGTACAGCGCGTCGATTATTCGTTGTACCTCGGGGGTAATGGTAACGCCGAGGGTAACCGGCATTTTTTCCCGCTCCAGATACACCATGGCACGGTCCTCCGGCGCTGGTGGCCTGCGGATCTCGGGGCCAGGAATGCGGCAGAGGTGCCCAGCTTCGGACAGATAGCTGTCCCCGCATTTTGTGCCTTCCCGGGTATGCCTCGGGTGCGTCCACGGGGGTGAATTACTCATTTGGTGCCTCCTCGATTTTCAGTTCCTCGCAGGCTTTGCACTTGCCGTACAGGATGAGGCCGTGCATACACGCCACACCCGGCAGCCGGTCTATTGGCTCAACGTCGGCTCGGGCATATTCCTGAGCGGCGAGGCGGGCTTCCATCTCGCTCCAGTCGATGGTCACACCCAAGGGCCTAAATACCCCGGTTTCGGGGTCCCTGATAGATATCTGCAGCCCACGGGCAACATGACGGAGCTGCTTTTTATCGACTAAAGTCGGCATGGTATTGATCCTTTAAATGTTGTGAAAAGTGGCCAGCACCCCGGGCCAGGTCAGAGAACCGGAGGCCGGGATCTGGGACATCTGCCAGCGCGTACAGGCGGCAATATCTGTAGCGGATCGCAGCGATGCACGCGTCCATCAATGGCCCGCTGGCGTTGTCTACGGCCCGTATAGATACCAAGATGCTATCAATCTGCATCCTGTGGGTCCTCTAATGCAGCATAGTCGTCGGAGTCCATTAGTGGGCTATCAACGGCCGGATAGCCGTGGTGCATGTGCAGGCGCTGCAGGTCTTCGATCTCCAGGGACAACGAGTACCTGTGCGGCGTTGAGGTCGCTGCGTTCCGTTCCCCCAGTTTTTGGATAATCAGCCTCGCCACATAAAGGGCGTCGTAGGCGGGTGCATCGGAGACGGGCGCCTGCTCCGGTTCGGGGGTTCCGGGCTCGGGCCTGCGGGGCACTATCCAGGTCACCAGCATGGCGATAAGGAAAATTGCGATAATTAGTTGAATCCAATCTACTGGGTCATTCATAATGTTGTTGCTCCCGTTCATTTATGTGGGTATCTGTTGAGATGGGGCCGTCCTGGTTGCTGGTCAGCTCATTAAGGCGGCGTTCCAGCCTGGTGATCTCCTGCTGGCGGCTTTCTGTTTCCTGGCCCTCAGCTGCCGCTCGTAGGACGTCTTTCACAATCAGCGCTTTCGAGCACAGGTCTATCCGACAGGGCCGGATCTCGTATATATCAAGTCCGTAATTACCATATTCCAGGATGCCCGCTAACGAGGAGACGTACTCGTATCGGACCCCGTTCGGGCCGAAACGCTTGCGATACCGGATTCGATAGGAATTGCATGATCGGCCATTGGCGACGGGTCCGGTGCTGTCGGGTTGTTCACTCATGACCGAGGCGCTCATGTCCGGCGGGTTTCTCACGACCAGCAGTAAATAAGCGGCCCACGTTCTCGCGGGACTGCCCAAACGGGTGGCACATCTGCGTTGCAATAGACTCCATTAAGTTGCCTTTCGGGTACAGATCGTCGTGGTCCCACCAGGCGTGCTTATTGTCGCCGGGTGCTGTTACTAGCCAATTAACAGCGTAGGATACCTGGTCGTCGAATCCCACCTGGCAACTGTTCAGCTGCACCTCACAGATGTAGCCGACGCTGCCTTCCTTATTCTGGACGACATCGAAGGGTCTCAGGGCCTTGGCTAACGTCGCTGCGGATATACTGCCGCTCATGATTAATGCCTGCTTGCTTGTTGGGTGAGCTCTGAATATAGGCGCGTAACGCGCCCATTGCAAGGCGGACCGGCTGACCTGTATCAATTTTTTACAAGATAGCCAGAACGGCAGGCATAAAAAAGCCCCGGAATATCCGAGGCTTAGTGAGCAGGTTAGGCGGTGTTCGGTTGCCGGCCGACGTCCCAGAGTTGACGTACTCGCAGCAGTTGATTAGTAAAGTACCCGTGTGTCGGTTTGTGGGCAATTTTCCGTTTAACTTTCCGCTTGGGTCGCATGACCGTGGTCGTGTATCGGTACGCAATCAAGCCCAATAGTGGGACCAGCAGAGCAACGGCTGGAAGCATCGGGTTATCAGGCGCCAGGGTTGCCGTCTCAGCAGATACCTGCAGAGTGGCCGGCATGATGCCTGAGCCGGGATCCAGGGACACGCCCATCGTCTCGGCAGTTAAGCCAGCCGGAGACATCGTGCCCAGCAGCGCCACAGTGGCGAGCAGGAACACGGCAACGACCGCAATAGTTATCTTGATGAATTTCACATTAGACCCTCCTTAGGGTGTAGGTTCATTCGTGGAAGCCGGCCCGGTACCAGACAGATATCGGGCTAGTGGCCAATGAGTTTAGCAAGATACTGGCCGGTGTGCAAAATATAGGCATAAAAAGGCCCCGACTAGCGGGGCAAAATTCGATCAGTGCGTCGCCTATAGTCGGCTCGGATTACCTGATCGGAGGTCATTGAGAGACCTTGCTGCGGATCCTGTCCGCGAGTGTCCAATGTACCACGGGGCTGGGTTAATCGCTAATTAGTTTGCCGTCTGCGTTCCACCGAGACCTCCGGGCGATATAGTACCCGAGCGCCGCCAGGGGTTCCCGCATATTGTCCCGCAACGAGTAGACGTGTTTGATGCCTCCGGTAGGATCCGGAACCGTGCCCCGCTGCAGGTAGTCCTTTTTGAATAGCCGGAGCAGCAGTCCGCTGGCGTGCTGTGCGGAGACATCCAGCAGCCCGGCCACATCTTCGCTCTCGATGGCCGGTTTCTTTTCGATAATCCATTCCAGGACTCTGCGTTCCTGCCCGGTCAGGAGGTTCGCTTTAATAGCCGCCCGCTTGGCGTACAGTAGCGCCAGCTCGTCGGGTTTCAGGGTGTATTTGTCGGTACCGGTTAACCTAATCATGAGACGCCTCCAGGGTTAATTGGCCAATAATGCGCAGTGCTTTGTCGAGATCGGCCTGTACGATATCGCGGTCCAGCATGTACTCGTCGGCCATTATCTGTTTATTATCCCGCTGGACAGTTAACTCGGTGACGTTTTTCTCCAGAGAGGCCTTGTCCGTTATTAAGGCGTCTAGCTGCAGTTGACGGAAACGGGCACGCTCCGTTGCGTCGATCTCGGCCTCTTTCGCATGCTCGGCGAGCGACTCGTTGGCGATCAGCAGATCGGCGCACTGGCTACTCCAAAATTTTGAATTATCAGCGTACCAGCCTTTCGTCCTGAATTTGTGCTTGCTTTTAAAGGTGGGCGCCACCTCAGCGTTTTTAGTTGTCTGCGCCTGATAACCGGATGCTCCCGGCGGGTTCTTAATTGACATGATCTTCTCCTGGTTTTACGGGTTCGTGGTACGCGACGGGTTTTCCTAAAAATTCAGCGTACGCAATCTCGCGAGCAGTCGAGCTGCCGATGTACCCGCCCGGGTTGATTACATAGATTGAATCAGACATTTCTATTTTCTTAAAATGCAGGGCATCCATAGCGTCCTCGATGCCCTCCTGCTCGCCGATGTGGTGAATGTGCCCATTCTCATCGGGGGTGTATCCTTTCTGCTCACAGTAATTCGTAGGCAGTAGGTGCAGGCCCATACAGATGCAGCCTTGTTTTTCAAATTCCCACATCATGACGGCCATCGAGGCGACGAACCGGGAGGACCCACAAAAAGTAATTACCTGCGGTTTATCTTCGGTCAGTTGGATACCCTGAAATTTAGATGGAATTGCTACCATAATTTTCTCCTAATCTCGGTGCCAGTCTTTGGGCTTTTTACCCTTTCCCCGGCTCCGTTTTGGTGGTCTGTTAATGAACGCGCCATCGATTCCGACGACGTACAGCTGCTGGGTTGTCGTTGCCTGACTGGATATTGCGGCAGCCAAGGCAGTTATTGCAAAGCCGGTGGTGATCATTTTCATGGTCACGAGTCACCGGCCTCTGCGTATTTAATAAAAGCGTGGTTCTCATAATATTCCGGCTGGGTATCCGTCTCCTCGCAGAGGGGGCAGCTGTATCCCCAGCCGCCGGGGATTACAGTGACCTGTTTATTCTCAAAATTTGCACACGCTACAACGGGCAGCCCAGAGTTAGACATGAGTCACCTCCGAGAGCACGGTGGCCGCTTCGTTGATTTTCTGGGTATTCGTTCCGCCATACTGCCCGCCGGTGGCCCTGGCGAGGATCTGCCGGGCGCTCTCAGTAATCCGCTGGAGCTTGGCATTCTCGGCCAGTAGATCGTCATAACGTACCTGCAGCGTCCTGGATGGGTGCTTGTCTTCCGGATCCGATAACGCCTCGTTAATTTTGGCCAGCTCAGTCACACGGATTAGGTCTGCAGTATCCCAGGATCCGGACTCGGGGCCGTAGCCCATACCTAACTCCGGCCGCATGCCGGCACTCCGGGCCGCATTGGTCACCGGGTCCTCATCCATGTCGATTACTCCTCCCTCGCAGTCGTTGCAGGTACCGCCCAGGAATACCCGCTCGCCGGGCTCCAGTGTGGACTCGCAGTCGATGCAGGTAGTCCGTGACGTGGCGCCGGGGCATTCGGGTGGCTCTGGATCGTTCATGTCCCAGGCGAGCCCACAGGCGCACTGCATCTGGTCGCTGTACTGCTTGGCCTGGCAATGCTTGGTTGATGTTTCCGGTTTGGCCTGGCAGTGTTCGGCCACGAAATGCTCAGCCGCGCACTGATTACACTCGTCACCACGGATAAATTTATCATGTTTTATACAATGGCCCATCGATCTGTCCTCGTTTCTATGCGGCACACTTTCGGCCGTCGGAGGCGTTGCCCCCAGTTCCCCGGAGCTCTGCGGCCCGGGCTAATAATTCATTTTTATTGCCAATAAATTCGCCACTCGTCCAGTCGACGATCCCCTCTTCACGAGCCCACCGGCCCCAGGCGAATCGACGGCCAAGTCCGACGGTGATCGTAGTCGTCGGCCACTGCTTGGCTGGCTCACAAATTCGAGCCACTCATCATCGAATACGCAGTCGTCCTGCGGCCAGCGGCTGTGCTTTCCGGTCATCGCTCGCTGTTCGATCTGTAGCGCTTGCATAAATAAGTCCGGATGTTTTCCAGCCAGCTCGAAGAGTTCCCACTTCTGGGCCGCAGGACAGAAAAAGCACGACGATTTTGCAGGTACCGGGAGGCCCTCCTCGATAATGCGAGCGATACAATCCGCCCGGTTCCATTCCAGATCCTGCAGCGGGTAGGCATACAAAAAATCCGCGTCCTCAGTTTTGACCCGTTTACTGCGACGGATGTCTGCCGGGCTATTATCGTACCCGATCAGCTTGACGACTTTGACGCCGGACTCCTGGCTCTTTAACCAGATAGGGTGCGGCGGGGTTTTATTCGGCCCTGAAAAGCAGCCCTTGATCTGGTAGTCCTGCGGGAGCTGCTTCCATTTAATCGAGCACGATTTCATACCGAAGGCCAGACTCGGGAGCGTTTCATTATCGGAGCAGTTCCCGGCTAGGTCGTCGTAAGGTGTGGAATCAAGGGTCTTTTTAGCGCACCAGGTTATCGTCGGGAAGCCCTGACGAAGCAGCCAGGCGTCCATCGATCTGGCGTAGGCGTATGTTTCCGGTTTCTCGCCCCCAGTATCGGCGAAGGTAATCACGTCCGGACGGATCCCCTGATCCCGGAGAGCGATCAACATGGCCGTCGAATCAACGCCGGCGCCATAGCAGACCACGACGCCCGAGTTTGTGGGTATCTGGATGCTCATGGATATAGTGCGTCAGTGGCGAGCAACGAAGCCTCGTCGCAGCGTGAAGCGTCCAGGCGCATGATCGAATTCAGGGCCAACTCGTAGCGCTCGATCCGTTCATTACGTTCTGCGGCGGGTACTGGGTCCCCGTCAAGACGCTGGAATGCGACGACGCGCGGCGTGCTTTCGGTGTACTTAGCCTGGAGCCGGGTTTCCCAGGTAATAACGACCGCCCGGGTCACGGGTCCCTCACAGTGCATAAATGCCCGGTCGGCCATAGACGGCGTCTCCCAACGCACCAGGTATTCGGTCACTCGTTTATTACCGGCCATATTATTCTCCCGCCTTCGCAGCCAGGACACGCACAGCGTCCGGACCTTGTGATATTCGCAACTC